CACCTTTAAAGGGGGCCATGATTTCATCAAACGCCTCATTGCGTTTTTTATACTTTGCAATCTCTTGCGTTTTTCTTGTGTAGTCGCCTTCCAAATCCTTATAGCGCTCCATGAACATATGCTGTGCAGCAGGCTCAAGCGCTTCAAATTTAGCGGCAAATTCTTTCGGCCAATGATTTGGCGCGGCCAGCGCCTCTGGTTCAGCGGTGTCTTCCTCTACCGCCTCATCCTCTTCAGCCTCGTCTTCTTCTGCCTCTTCAGGCTCATCTCCAGCCTGCTCATCAGGCTCCGGCGCTTCTGGCAGCGGTTCAGCTTCTTCTGCTGGCTCCTCTGCTTCGGCCTCAAATGATTCTAATGTTTTAGCAAGTGTCTCTGCGACAGTTTCCGGCCTTGCTGGCTGCGCGGCTGGGATGGAGGCATTGGCCTCGACGCCAGCGTCAGTGCTATCAAGCTGCATTTCAGTTTGTGTCATTTGAAAAGATGATTTTGTTCATTCCCTACTTCGACAAAGTTGTTGCGCCGTAAAAACTCACGGTGCTGTGAACGGCTGGTGATCCAGCCACGATCCTTCATGTTCTGGTACGGTTCTATGTCCTTCATAATGGAAACGCCGCCCTTGGGGGCGGCGCTTGCCTTGGGAACGATCTTGCCGTCCCGATATACATATGTGGTCATCGCATCAGCATCCCTGCCGCCACTTGGCGCATGTCCGCATCCATTTTGCGGCGGGGCTTATTGAAGCTGCCAATCGCCTGCATGATTTCAGGGAATATTTTGGAAAGAACACCAGCCAAGGGGCTATCAAGCGCCTCGCGGATGATTTCTTTTTCTTGCTCTGACAGGGCTTGGTACGCCTTGTCAGCCGCTTCCATATCAACTTGCATCATGAGAAATCCGTTGGGTTGCCAAACAGGTTCAGATTTGGTGCGGCCTGATCCGGCATGGTCATGCCGCGTGTTTGCAGCAGATCAACCATGGTGTTGGGGGCATAGCCGTATGGCTGGAACAGGTTGCCTGCACCGCCATATAAGAAATAAGGATTTTGCAAATAATTCACTGCCAGATCGTCAATCTGTTCTGGCGTTGTTGTGCCGGGGTCAACCGGCGCTGGCGTCTGTTGCGGTGCCATCGCTTGCGGCGGCGGCGTATCATCATTGTCGTCCGCTGGCATGGCAAACGGGTTGAACTCTGGCCGACCAGAATACACCGTGCCGCCAAACATGCCGGGGTGTGTCACACCGACAATCTGACCATCATTAAATATTGGTGTGCCGCCAGCGTCTATTTTGCTTTTGACGTTGGCCATGTTTGCGTTGCCGATGCCGGTCAGCGCCGCTGCTAACGGGTTTGGTACTTGTACGTCACCAACGCCCATAGTCGGCATTGGACGCTGTGTGCGATCTGTCAGGTCTTGGTAAGCGGCAGCGCTTGTGAACGCTTCAGGCAGATTGGTGCCGCCACCGCTACGGATATTTCCGGCCTGACGTTCTGCGGCAGCACGCTCTGCCCTTTGAACTTCCGCAACTCCTGCCGCAAGGCCGTCCGATGGGTCGCTGACCATTCCCGCAAAAATATCTCGCGCCTCGTCACTGCCCACCTCTACGTTAGGTGCGGCACGACGGATAATTTGATCTTCCAGCGCTTGCTCACGCGCACGCATTTCCGCTGGATTTGAGCGATCAACATTGTCCTGACCGGCCGTAATAGTGAATGTGTCATCACCCCCGCTGCTGCCGCCATCGCCTTGGTAGCAAATGCGATTTTCAATTAAGTAACTGCGAACCATCCCTTGCCCCTGCTAATACGGTTTGCGCGTCCTAGTACGCCTTCACCAAGGACAGAACGCAGATGTTTGCGGCCTTCCCTGACCATTTCCCTCACGCCGCCATAGGGCGCGATAAAATCAATGAGCCACAGGTTTTCACCAGCCTGCCAATCATTCGGCTGCAACAACCTTGTGCCGTCCCAATAGCCTTGCTGCGCCTCGTCACTAAGCATCGCCCAAGTGACAAATCCGACAGGGTGGCTCTCGACCTCCCAGATGCGGAACTGCTGTAAAGCAACCGGCGGCAAGATCAGGCGGTGGATGTCGTCCACAGTCCAGTTGCAGTGCGCCTCACTCTGACCCATCAGAAAGGTCATCTTGCCGACTGCTTCGGTGTTTTTCATCCGCTTGTCACAACCTTCGCAGCGTCAATCTCCAGCTTTTGCTGCTTGAACGCTGCGTCAGCCGCTGCTTTCTCTTGATCAAGTTGCAGGCGTGCAACCTTTACTTGTGCATCTGCTGCTGCCTGCTGTGTCTGCGCCTGAACCTTTGCGGCCTCTACCTCGACCAGCTTGTCGGCGGGGTTCGGCCCCGGCTGCGGCGCTTGGATGCTCTCTAGGCTTTCTTCCAGATCGCGTGCGCCAGGGAAGGCCCGTGCCGCAAACAGCAGCATCTGTTTTGCCTGGTCAAAGCCGATAGCGCCGCTGGATACCATTGGCCCGATGGCTTGTAGGAACTGCACTGTGGCCGTCAGGAATTCTGTGCGGCTGCGTTGCTCTGATGCGCTGTCCACCGCGCTGGATTCTTCAGTATCGACAGAGATACGATACGAGCGCAGGCGCTCATCACGCATGACTGCGACCACCTCTGGCGCGATCTCAATGCCGGTGATGCGCGAGAGCAGTGACGGCTCCAGATTTTCGACCATCAATTCGGCTTTCAGTTCCATGATCTGGTCTAGGAACTGCTCCACACGCCGCTGCCGGTTCACAAGGCGCATGGCCCCGAACTGGCCCTTGATGCGCTGGGCTGTGGCTGTCTCACGGCTGGCCGTGGTGCCGCGCATGATGTCGCTGATGCCGGTGATCTCGTAGATCGTCTGCACAACGATCTGACGCGACTGATAAAGCTGCGCCAGCGCCTTGATCAGATTGTCCAGCGGTGCCTCTTGCATGACGTTCTGCAAGCCGCCACCGGCCTGCAACATCGCCATGTTGTCTACCGGGACAAACTCGTTGTCAGTGGCGTCAGCCAAGCGCTGCAACTCTTGGAATGATGCGTCATACACGCCGCGCCTTTTCAGCGCGTCAGTCAGGCTGGCAATCCGCTGTGTAATCAGATCAAGTTCAAATAGCTGGTCTTCATATGTCAGGATTTCAGGCACGGGCAGCGTGGTGTCTGTCGTGCTGATGGCATAAAGCGGCTCTGGCATAGGCCAGAAGCCTTCCAGATTGTACGGGTCTTCAAATTCTTCCAGAATGTCATCAAAGTCAGTCGCTATGAAAATCTGCTTCAGGCTGCGCTTGTCCCAGATTTCATAGACTTCAGCCATGTCCGGCATCTGATTGTCATCATAGCCGCTGTTTGTATCCCCGTGGTATGTGAGCGCGATCTGCTCACCCTTGGCCCCGTAGTAATCAACCAGTTCCTGGCGGGTCATCAGGTGCCTAAAGGCAACCCAATGGACATCTTCCCATGAACGGGCTGGTGACATGGTAAAATCAGCCCAATGCACATATTCGCACCGGATTGACTGCTCACCGATATATTCGATGGGATCGCCTTCCATAAAAGCGCCCATTGCATCCATTTTGACCAGATTCTGGTCTACCGGATTGCCGTCACCGTCAACAAATGACTGGCCAATCGGCACATCGCCCATCTGCCCCGGTGCCACCTCGCCAATGCCCATGACATTGTTGACCTGAACGGGCATGCGCTCCGGCTCACCCTCGACCAGCAGCGGCTCATAGACCATCCGCATGACGCCGCGCCCGACAATCAGCATGTCCTCGACCACGCGCCTGACGGCTGCATCAAAGTTGTAGACATCAAGCTGGTACTGCAAACCGCGTTGCAGGACAGTCGAGATAACGCGCCCGATGGGGTCTTGGTCCTTGAAACGGCGTGTAACACGCGGCTTTGGCGTCTTGAAATACAGGCTGGATTTCAGCGTATCCACGTTTGAATAGAAGATATTCATCCGCGTTTCGCGTGTGGTGCGCTCAGGGGTGTCATCCCTGTACCGGTCTATAATGTCGAAACAACGGTCATGCCATGTTTCTTCAAACTTACGCGCACGCCTGATCTGATCATTCCAATACGCCGCACGATCAGCCTTTTTGGTAGGCTCACGGTCATATGTATAGGATTCAGCCATCTACAACCTCCAGCCTTGCGGCTTGGTCGCGTTCTCCAGCCCAGCCATCATTTCGTCGATGGTGGGTGGACGCCACGGGTCTTCATCTATTTCCGGCGCTCTGCGCTGCCACGGACGCGCCATGCAGGCATAACGGATGTCGTCTGCCGCGTGGTCTTCCTGCGTCGTGTCAATATCTTCCAGCCGGTGCTTGTCGTGTGTAAGGACCGGTAGCGTCCTGATCGTGTCCACGCAGTCGCTAAATACATAAAGCATTGGGATACCATCATCGCCTATCAGACGCTGACGCACCTGATCCCAGCCATTGACCCGGCTGTTGTCAGCACGCCGGAACTTGACGCCCATTTTGCTAAGACGCTCACCAATTGACGGCCCACCATCAAATTTCCATATGCTTGGATCGCCTACGCTAAAATCAATGCGTTCATGGCGCTCACGGCTACGAATACCGGCCCCGACCTCTTCTGCGGTCATCCGCAGCCCGACATTTGGACGCCCTGATGACCCATACCATTCACGGTAGCGAACCAATGCGCCATCAGGGAACTCATCGTGATCGTCTGCGACAGCCCACCACCCCACTGAAAAAGGTGATGCGCTGCCCCAGTCAAATGACCTGAACCGTGTCCAGTGTTCAGGAATATCAAACGGCCTGATTACATGCAGATCGCGTTTCCAGACATCGCCAAAGAAACTGCCGACAACCAAATCCCAGTCGCCTTCACGCAGGGCGCGGCCCAACTCTTCAGGCAAGGCGCTAAAACTAGAGGCATAGGACGGGTCGATATATTTGTTGTCAGCCATCTTGGCCGGTATGTACATCGTCAACCAGCCCTTGTCGGCGGCATTATTAGGATCACGCATGGTGTGATCGTAAAAATAACTTTCAGCCGGTGCCGGATCGATATACAGCGCCTTCAAGAAATTATGGCTCTGACCGCCAGGGTTGGCCGTCATCACCAAGCGCGGCAAGAATTCTGCCTGCTTGGCCTGAAAGTTGCCAAGACGCATACGCGACTTGATATAGCCAAGCTGATAGGGCGTCATCTGACCCGCCTCATCAACCAGCGCTATATGTATCTCTGTTCCCTGAATACGGTCACAATCACTGTCGCGCTCCAAATACTGGAACTGGATCGTGCTGCCGTTATAAAACTCATACCGCTTGCGCGTTTCATTGAAGGTGCCAAGCTCTGACGGCATTTCCTTCTTCAACGGCTGTATATGGTTGCTGTCCAGTTCAGGCAATGAACGCCTGAAGATGAACGCCTGCAAGCCGGGGTTCTCCAAGCAAAAACCAATGATGTCCCAGCGCCCAGAATGCGACTTGCCGCCGCCAGCAGCACCGCCAAACAATATCTGCTTTGCTCTGCACTTATGCAGCAACGCCTGCTTTGGTTGCGGCGTGTAGTCCAGCTTGATCGTTTTCTGGGCCATCAGTTCTTAAAAAACCCGCCTTGTTGGCGCAGCGTGTTCTCCAAGCCAAATGGTGGCGGGGCTTCCATCCCGCCCTCTTGAAATTGTTGAGGCGGGAACAAAGACCGGCCAAAATCGCTAGTGGCTGCTGGCTCTGCTCTTGCGCTAATTACCCTAGCCTCTGCTTCTCCAAGACTGTCCAAGTAGACATTGAAAGCCGCTTGCGGGTTATCAGTCGCGTATCTGGGGTCATTATAAAATTTTTCTAGCGCATACCGCGCGTTTCGGGCCGTGGCCCAGTCGTCATAGTGCTTGTTTGCCAAGCGAGTGGCCTTGCCCAATTTGCTTTTAAGTTCTTTCATGCTGAACTTATCAGCTAGATACGCGCCCTCGCCTGATTCTCCACGCTCATATTTGGCCAGTTTTGCAAATGCGGCGGCTATCCATTGCTCACGCTTGGGGCTTTTACGCTTGTTGTAGGTGTAGCCAAGCTCGTCGCTTAGCTCCCGACGAATTTCGTCACCGTACCTATACCAATTTGCCTGGTTGAACAGGCGACGTGGCTGGAAACTGTCACGCAGCGCCATTTCTTCATAATATTTTATGCGCTCTGCATCAGCGAACTTTGAAATGTCTGATCTGGCCGCATTATACAAAAATTCGTTATTTCGTACTGAAGCCAGCACACCTTCGTTCTGATTTATTGCAGTGGTCACAGAGGCCAGCGGGTTTGACACGCTTGGGTTTGAGCCGCGTGCAAAACCCTCAATTTCTTGTACCGCGTGCTGTATTTCATGCACCAAAGTCGATTTGATGCGCTTTTTTAACTCTTTGCCAGAAATGGACTGATCTGCAAATATCGGCCCCATGTCGCCAAGGTTAATCTCAATGGTGTTCGTCCTTGGGTTAAACGAACCCCTGCCGGGGTCTTTGCGGTCATACTTAAGAACAACAGGGTAGTCTTTTAGCTGCGGATAGTTTTCATAAAGTTCATCGTGGTCTAGGAACTCTGATAACCGCAGTTTGACGCCGCCCAGTTCGCTTGTGTTTGGCAAAACACGCTCAAGGGCATCACCAGTGATGTCGCCAAACAAGGCTGCGGAATCATCAGGTATGTCCAATTTTATCTGTGCAGGCCGGTCATCAATCTCAAACCTGAATTGGTTGTCCGGTAACTTGAACAGCCCCTTGCCAAAATCTCGCTCTGTTTCACGGAAAAATGACGCATCGTCTGTAGATGCAAATCGTTTTTCTAAATCAGGCAAAACGTCGTCTTCAAATCTGCCAAGCTGTGATGTATTCGCGTCCATCTGATCGATTAGTTGCGCTCTGCGCTCAACTAATGCGTCAGTGGTGTCGTCACCAAGCTGCATGCGTCCCTTGGTCAACTCTTGGGACACATACTGGTATTCGCTCATCAGAGTTTTTTGCTGATCAAGCAACGCTTGGTTTTTTTGAGTATCAGCAGCAGGAAAATCCCGCGCCTTGCGACCAGCAAAAATGCCAATCGCGCCTTCAGGGATGGAACCCTTCAGCAAATTAGCGCCGGTCATACCGCCGCCCATCACAGTCAGACCAAAGTTGTTGATCTCATCAATGACCTCTGGCGACAGTTCGCCGTCTACCGGTACATTCT